CGGGGCTTCTGGTGCCTGGGCGGTAAAGCCGCGAAAAATTACCGTGAAAAATCGGTGGACGTGGTGGGCTATGACGAGCTGGCGGCGTTTGACGCTGATATCGAAAAAGAGGGTTCCCCAACGTTTCTGGGCGACAAGCGAATTGAGGGGTCTGTCTGGCCGAAGTCTATCCGGGGTTCTACCCCAAAAATCCGCGGTGCCTGTCAGATTGAACGTGCCGCCGGTGAGTCTGAGGTTTTCATGCGCTTCCACGTGGCCTGTCCGCACTGCGGCGGGGAGCAGTTTCTAAAATTCGGGGACAAAGAGACGCCTTACGGGCTCAAATGGACGCCCGGTGAGCCGGACAGCGTGTTCTATCTCTGCGAGCACAGCGGCTGCGTCATTCGCCAGCGGGAACTTGATTTTACCCACGCCCGCTACGTCTGCGAGCGGACCGGGATCTGGACCCGCGACGGGCTGGACTGGTATTCCGCCAGTAATGAGGAAATACCTCCCCCTGAGAGCACGACTTTCCACATCTGGACGGCCTACAGCCCCTTTACCACCTGGGTGCAGATCGTAAAAGAGTGGATAAAAACAAAGGGCGATATCGGCAAGCAAAAAACCTTCGTCAACACCACCCTCGGTGAGACCTGGGAGGAGGCCGCCGGCGAGCAGCTGGACCATGAGGTGCTTCTGGCCCGCCGCGAGGCGTACGCATCACAGGTGCCGCCGGGTGCGGTGTACCTGACAGGCGGCATCGACTCCCAGCCCAGCGGGCGCTATGAGTGCTACGTCTGGGGCTGGGGAGCTGGCGAAGAGGCCTGGCTGGTCGACAAGATTATTATTCTGGGCCGCATCGATGTCGAAGAGACACTTCGGCGCGTGGATGACGTGATCCGCCGCCAGTACCGGCGCGCCGACGGCACCCTGATGGGGGTCAGCCGCTGGGCGTGGGATACCGGGGGTATCGATCCGGATATCGTTTACCGCCGCTCGCTGAAGCTGGGGCCGCTCTGGGTCATCCCCATTAAGGGGGCCAGCAAGTACGGCGGCCCGGTGGCGGACATGCCCCGCACGCGCAACAAGCAGCGGGTCTATCTCACAATGGTGGGCACCGATACCGCCAAGGACCTGATTTACCAGCGCCTGCAGCTGGAGGCCGGACCCGGTTCCGTGCACTTCCCGCTTGATGAGGACCTGTTTGGTGAAACCGAGGCGAAACAAATCACCGCCGAGGTGCTGGTGCCGAAGCCGCTCAATGGCCAGGTGGTCTACCGCTGGGACGACCAGGGGCGGCGCAACGAAACCCTCGACTGCTTCGTGTATGCCCTGGCCGCGCTGCGTATCAGCATCAGCCGCTTCCAGGTGAATCTGGAGCGCCTCAGTGAACAGCAGTCACAACCGCAAAAAAATACCGCCATATCGCTCACCGAAATGGCGCGTCAGTTAGGAAGCCCGTAATGACAGACAGAATCACACTGCTTAAGCGGCTGAAAGAGGCCGAGGATGCGCTGCATCAGCTGATGATCGGCAAGGCCGCCGTCTCGCTGTCGCGCGGCGATGCCGGCGGGAATAACCGCTCATACCAGTATGCCCAGGCGGATATCCCGCGTCTTGAGCGCTATATCAGCCAGCTTAAATCCCGGCTGGGCCTGTGCAGCGGCCGCGGCCGTCCAGCAGGAGTCCGGGTATGACGCCGCAGCTCGTATGCGCAGACGGGATCACCCCGTTAAAGCGCGAGGCGGCCTACAACGGGGCCGGTCCGGGATTTGGCGGCCAGCTTGAGGGATGGCGGGCACCGCAGCAGAGTCCTGACGCGGCGCTGCTGCCCACGTTCTACCGCGGCAACGCCCGCGCGGATGACCTGGTGCGCAATAACGGCATCGCCTCCAACGCGGTGCAGCTGCACCAGGACCATGTGGTCGGCAACCTGTTCAAGCTGAGTTACCGTCCGAACTATCACTATCTGGGCATCAGCCGGGAGGATGCGCGGGCGATGGCGAAGGACGTCGAGGCCGCCTGGTCTGAGTACGCCGAAGACCCGCACTGCCTGATTGATATCGAGCGCCGCCGGACGTTCACCATGATGATCCGCGAGGGGGTGGCCACGCACGCGTTCAACGGCGAGGCCTGCGTTCAGCCGGTCTGGGAGGGCGCGCCCGGGAGCCTGTTCCGGACCTGCTTCAAGATGGTCAGTCCGAAGCGCATCCGCAATCCCGGACGCGGGGCCGACACGCCGCAGCGCCGCGCGGGAGTGGAAATTAACCGTAACGGCGCGCCGGTGGGGTACTGGATCGAAGAAGACAGCTACCCGAACCGGGGGGCGGGAAAATGCCGACGCATACCGGCACGCCTGAGCAACGGTCGTCCGGCGTTCATTCATATTTTCGAACCGCTGGAGGACGGACAGACCCGCGGGGATAACATTTTTTACAGCGTGCTGGAGCGTCTCAAGATGCTCGATACGCTGCAACAGACCCAGCTCCAGTCGGCCGTCGTGCAGGCCATGTACGCGGCCACCATTGAGAGCGAACTGGATACCGAAAAAGCCCTGGAATATATCGGCGGCGCGGATGTCAGCGACCCCGAAAATCCGCTCAATAAAATGATCGCCCACAGCATCGCCTACTACCAGGGGGCCAACATCCGCCTGGGCGGCGTGCGGGTACCGCACCTTAAACCCGGCGACTCCCTGAACCTGCAGACCGGGCGCAGCGCGGATAACGGGTTCTCGGCGCTTGAGGCCTCCATTCTGCGCAATATTGCCGCCGGTACCGGGGTGTCGTATGAGGAACTCTCACGCGACTACAGCCGGGTGAGCTACTCCAGCGCGCGGGCCAGCGCCAACGTCAGCTGGCGCTTTTATATGGGCCGCCGCCGGTTTATCGCCGCCCGCCAGGCCTCGCAGATGTTTGCCTGCTGGTTCGAGGAGGCCGTGGCCCGCGCCATTATCAGCCTGCCTGCAAAAGCCCGCTATGCCTTCCATGAAGCACGTAACGCCTGGACCAACGCGCTGTGGATTGGGGCCGGACGTATGGCTATTGACGGCCTGAAAGAGGTGCAGGAGAGCGCCATGCGCATCACCGCCGGATTAAGCACCTTCCAGCATGAGCTGGCCCTGCAGGGGCTGGACTACGAGGAGGTGTTTGAACAGCAGGAATTTGAAATCACCCGCCGCCGGCAGCTGGGACTCAGCGATCCGGACTGGGCGGTCACCGCGCCTTCCGATACGCGGGAGCCGGACAACACACGAGGAAAAAACAACGATGAGCTGGACTAACTATCCGCACCTCGCGGCCCGCGTGCTCAACCAGCCGTTAATGATGGATCCCGCCTGGGCGCAGGGATTTTTCAACACGCTGGGCGAACGGCTGGGGGCGACGGCGGTGAAGGACGCCGCTGCGGCAGAGGGGCTTTCTCCGCAGGGGGGCTGGAGTGGCGGTCAGGAGCGCGGAGCACGGCCTTACCGGGTGGAGCAGGGTGTGGCGGTGATCGGCATCACCGGCACGCTGGTCCACAAGTTCGGATATATGAAGCCGCTGTGCGGCATGACGGGCTACGACGGCATTGTGGCGCGAATGAGCATGGCCATCAGCGATCCGGACGTGAAGGGGGTGCTGCTGGATATTGACTCGCCCGGCGGGGAGGTGTCCGGCGCGTTCGATACCGCCGACCTCATTGCCCGCATGGGAAAAATCAAGCCCGTCTGGGCGCTGGCTGGCGATGCGGCCACGTCTGCGGCGTATCTGCTGGCGTCAGCGTGCAGCCGCCGGCTGATCACCCAGACCGGCACCGTGGGTTCCATCGGTGTGGTGGTGGCCCACCGCTGCGTGGAAAAACAGCTGGAAAAGGCCGGCGTGGCCATCACCCTTATTCATGCCGGCGCGCACAAGGTTGACGGCAATCCCTACGCGTCGCTGCCGGAGGATGTGCAAAAGGACATTCAGGCCCGGGTTGATGAGACCCGCATGATGTTTGCACAGAAGGTCTGCGACCACACCGGCCTGTCGATGAAGACGGTAATGGGCACGGAGGCCAGAACCTTTGATGGTGAAGAGGCGGTGAAGATGGGCCTGGCGGATGAAGTGATTAATTACGCGGACGCGGTGAGCACCATGTCCGGATTTCTTAAGAAAAAAGGAGGGCTGATGAAGCCGGAAAATACGACTGCAGTGGTCACTGCAGAAAACAATGCGCAAGCCAGCGCAGCAGAGCAGCAGGTCACCACCGCGGAAATGACGGCCGTCGCTGCCGCTGCGCAGGAGCGCGAGCGCATTATGGGCATTCTGTCCTGCGACGAGGCGAAAGGCCGCGAGGCGCTGGCCCAGGCGCTCGCCGCCACGCCGGGCATGACCGCCGACGCCGCACGTACCATTCTTCAGGCCTCACCTGTAGCCGCCCAGGCGCGAACCGAAACGGCGCTGGATACGCTGATGGAGAAAGAGTCCCCCGAGCCGGTGGAGACCGGCGCAGGAAAGCCCTCTGCAAAGGAAGCCCGCCTGTCGGGACTGATGAAAAATGCTGCACGACTGAAAGGAGCCGTCCATGAGTGAGGTTCAGATTTTTGATCACGATGATTTTATTCTCGGCCCTGACCTGCCGGTGAGCACCACAGGCACTTTGTCTGCCGATATGAACGCAGAGCGCCTTACGCCGCTGATGGTGTCGGCTGACGGCACGCTGGCGGCCTGGGATGGTACTCCGGGTACTGCTGTAGGATTAACCGCTTTGCCTGTTGATGCGGCCGCAGGTGATAACGTCTGTTATTACATCAAGGGCGGTTTTCGCGCCAGCGTGGTCGCATGGCCGCAGGCGGCCGGTGCTGCTGAGGGCGATCCGGCCCGCGATCTTACCGACGCGGAAAAATCCACCGCTTTTGCCGGCACTGCCATCCATCTCGGTTAATTCTTTTTTTCTGTCCTTTTTTGTCACCGCCTCCGGGCGGTTTTGTTGTGAGAAAAATTCATGAGCGATTTTTACACCATGCGCGAACTGCTGGCGGTCACCACCCAGACGTTCAAATTCGATCCGCTGTTCCTGAAGCTGTTCTTCCGTGAAACCTACACCTTCCAGACCGAAGAAGTGTTCCTGGATAAAATTCCGGGCGACGTGGCCATGGCCGTGTACTGCGCACCGCTGGTCACCGGCAAGGTTGACCATACCCGTGGCGGCAAAACCTGGTCTTTCAAACCGGGTTACACCAAGCCGAAGCACACCGTGAATCCGGGGCAGCTTATCAAGCGCCTGCCAGGGGAAGATCCGGACGAGCCGATGAGCCTGGCTGACCGCCGCGACGCCATCATCATGCAGAACCTGCAGGATGAGGACATGGCCATCAAGCAGCTGGAAGAATTTCAGGCGGTGCAGGCGGTTCTGTACGGCAAGTACACCCTGACCAGCGATAACTTTCCGACCTACGAAATCGACATGCAGCGCAGCGCGTCAAACAACATTGCACAGACAGACGGTACGGCCTGGTCGAAACAGGACCGCGATACTTATGATCCGGCCGCTGACATCGATGCATGGGCGGATTATGCCTCTGGTGCCGTGGATATCATGGTGATGGACGGGAAAACATGGACCCTGCTCAACAGCTTTAAGCTGTTCCGCGAAAAAATGGACACCCGCCGCGGCTCTAACAGCCAGATGGAAACCGCCCTGAAGGACCTGGGCGCGGTGGTGAGCCATAAGGGCTACTACGGCGACGTGGCGGTGGTGGTTTACAAGGGCCAGTACATCGATCCGGAGACGAAAACCAAAACTCGCTACCTGCCGGAAAACACCCTCATCCTCGGCAACACCCAGGCGCGTGGTTTCCGCACCTATGGTGCGATTGTCGACGCTGATGCGGCGAAAGAGGGCCTGACCGAAGGTACCCGCTATCCGAAAAACTGGATCCAGCGTGGTGATCCGTCCATTGAGCAGACCATGACCCAGTCCGCGCCAGCGATGGTGCTGCCGGATCCCGACGCCTTTGTAGTGGTTTCACTTAAATAAGTTTCAGCAGGGGCTGCGGCCCCTTTTTAGCGGAGAAAAATCATGACCAAACCTGAATTAGTAGCGGCGCTGAACGCCCTGAGTGAAACGCTGGGCAGAAAGCTAAGCACCGAGGGAAACGTGGCCGACCTCGAAGCACGCCTGGCGGAGGCACAGGCAGAGGCAGAACTGCTGGCCGATGAGCACAACGACGAACCCATTACCCGGACTATCAGCGAAAGCGAACCGGCTCAGAAAAAAGAATTATCGACTTCATCCGATTCTGGCGATCGCCGCTTCATTCGCGTCCTGCATGCGCTGGATGTTTTTCATTACCCCGCAGGGTGCAGCGCCGCCGTTCGCAGCATCGTCCAGCCAGGTGAAATTATTGAAGTGAGCGCAGGAGACGCTGGGAGTTGCGTGGCGGCAGGACATGCGGAGGAAGCGTGAGTTTTGAAAGCGATCTGGCTGCAGGTGATGCGCAGATGATGGAGACCTTCGCGGAGCCGGGCGGCGTTACGCTCTGGCCGGACACTTCCCGGCGCACCGTTATTAAGGCCGTATTCGATGCGCCCTGGCAGGGCACGGACGTGCCGAACGGCGGCCAGATCCAGGGACGGGATGCATGTTTTACTGCGTTTGACCGGGATATTGCCGGGCTGAAAAAGGGTGATGCCGTGGTTGTGCGTTGTGAACTGCTTTATGTGAAAAAGCTGCAGCCCGACGGCACCGGCCTGACGGTGGTGTATCTCTCAAAATATCAGAAATCAGCCCTCGATCGACCGGGAGGTTTACTGTGACGGGATTTTATCTCGATGCCGGCGAACTGAAGGCGCTGGCCGAACAACTGGGGGCGACCCCGGCGCAAATGAGCGGTGCTTATAACCGCGCCCTGAAGCGTACGCTCAATAAATACCGAAAAATCGCGCTGAATCTGATGATGGAACAGACTGGTGCGAAGAATAAAAAGGCAATTCAGAGGCGTGTCAGAACTTACCGACAGCGCCTTGCGCTCACAGCGGAAAAACCCGGCCAAGGTAAGTTATGGTTCGGCCTTAACTCATTACCCGTGAGCATGCTGGAGGGGCGGATTGTCGGGCAGGAGGAGCGGCAGCGGCCCCGCGATCGCCGTGGTCGCTTTGTACCGCTGGGAGGGGCGCGTGGTGCAACCTTTGAGCCAGCTGCCTCCAGCCTGCCCGTGCTCTCCTTCCCGGATTCCTTTGTCGGTATCGTGAACGGCCGCAGAAGTATTTGGCAGCGCAACCGCAGCAATAAGTATGTTAATGAGGCGACGGTACCTGTTTACGAGCCGGTCACACGTGCAGTTTCGGACGACTTATACCAGGAAATGAATGCCGAGCTGCTTAAGCGGTTTGAGCAGGATATCAGGGGGCGCATCGCTGCCGGTATTAAGTAAGAGGACATTTTGATGAACGGAGTAAGCTATCTCAGCGACTATCAGGATGCAGTAAAAGCGGCGCTGATGAATATACCCTGGGCGCAGACCGTCTGTTTATATCCTGACACCCCGGAGGGCTTTCCGACGCCGGCGATTTTTTTTGATGTGGCCGCATGGCGGCGTGCCGAAACGGAGCTTGGCGGGAACGTCACGCTTGAGCTGAGCTGCAACCTTTTCGTCCTGCGTCATTTTTCAGTAGCCGGCGCGGGCGATCCGGAAGGCAGAAGTGAAAGCGCCGACACGCGGGTGCGCAACGCCGCGCTGAAACTCTCCGACTGGGTGCATGGTCGCCAGTTCGGCAGGGGGACCGCGCCGGCGGAGTTTATCAGCGCCGAGCCGGTTATCTGGCAGAAGGGCGAGGGCGGAGCCGACCACGCCGTCTGGAGTGTGAATTTTACACAGCGCCTGGCGGTCGGGGCCGACCCGTTCGACGAGCCGGACGCGCCGCGGCTGAAAGAGTTCTGGCTGGGGATCTTCCCGGATGTGGGTGCCGGCCATGAGCAGGACTACACGCTGGTTGCGAAGGGGGAGTGATGGCGATTTACCGCGGCTGCACGCTGCTGCTTAACGGTTTTCAGCTCTCCGACATGGTGGCCTACACTCCGCCTGCGCTTCGGGTTACTAAAAAATTATTTCGCGCGGGCAACATGAACGCCCCGGTGCCGGTGGACACGGGCACGGAGGAGCTGACGGCGACCTATAAAATTCCGGGCATGGATAACTCCGCCTTTCTGCTGTTCGGCGCTGTACCGGGTGTTAAAGCCCGTCTCACCGTCCGGCGGGCTTACCGTGGCGTGATGGACGGCGTTACGTTCCTCGAGGAGCAGGTGGAGGGCTTTATCAGCGATATCAGTAGCGACGAGCACGGGGCGGACAACCGTTCTGACGTCGGGCAGGTGATGACCGTCTCCGCGAACTACTACAGCGTGATGGCCAACGGGATTATCCCACTGCTGGAGATTAACCCGCTGCTGGGGATTCGTCGTATTGCCGGCATTAACGTGCTGAGCCTGTCGGATAACGTTGTCTCAGATATCAGGAGCCTTATCGGTGAGCTTTAATCCGCTTTCGGTTATTTCCGCGAACGTGCGCGAGCAGGCGGAGAACTGGCTGGACGAGCTGCCGCCGCTGATGCAGTGGGGCAGCTTTATTTTTTCCCTCAGCACGCTGGCCTATCAGCGCCTCACGGCGCAGGAGGGGTGGAACTGGGCCGAGCAGCCGCGCATCGGGCAGACGGAGCGCCTGCAGTACACCGGAAAAAAAGCGCCCACCATCCAGTTCGAGGGGGAAATCTACGCCGCGCTGGTGAATGACTCGCTCCTGACCAGCGCCCTCGAATCCTACGGGCTGTTTTCGTCTGCCGGCGTGGATCCCGTTGAGCCGCTGCGCGCGCAGGCGAACCTCGGTATGCCCTACATGCTGGTCACCGGTACCGGACGGGTAATGGGGTACTGGGCCATGACGCAGCTCAGCCAGGTGATGGACACCTTCGGGCTGAACGGCCAGCAGACGCACCAGACCGTTTCCCTGACGCTCCGGTATTACGGTGCCACGCGCGCAGGTGTCGCGGACGATCTGTCCGCACTGAATACCACCTCAAAAAGCGAAAAAATCAGCTCGGCGTATGACGATATGAAGGATTTTCTGGGAGATTATCTGTGAGTATTGAGTACACCCTGGCCGAGATGTGGCGGCGGATGAACAATATGATTCGCCGCGGTACCGTACACAGCGTGCAGGTTAAACCTCCCCGCGTGCGCATTCTTTTTGGCACGGATCCGGTAAACAACACGGCGCACGTGTCGGCCTGGCTGCCGTGGTACACCCGCGCCGACGCAGGTGTGCAGGAGTGGAGCGTGCCGGCGGTGGGCTGTCCGGCCACGGTGCTGAGCGAAGGGGGGGACTTACGAAACGGCGTGGCGCTAATCGGGATGATAACCGACGACCAGACGCCCGCCGGCAGCAGCGGGGACGTTTACGTCACGCGCTATGGCAACGGTGCGAGCGTGAGTTGCGACACGGAGGGTAATGCCATGGCCGTCAGCCTGCCCGACGGCGGCGCACTGACGGTGACTTGTCCGGGCGGAGCAACCCTGAAAGGTGATCTGAAGGTTGAAGGCAACATAACCGCGACGGGCGAGGTGGCGGATAAAACCGGCACGCTGCAGGCGGTGCGTGACACCTTTAACCAACACGATCACCAGGAGAACGGTGACGGAGGCGGGACGACGAACCCACCGAATCAACAAATGTAAAACAAGGATTATATCAATTTACTAGGATTTTCCTTACAGGAATTAAATTCAAATTGTGTTGACTACGATATTCACTGGGCGACATGCCGCAATATTTATTAAATCGCCTCGTAAATTCACATAAAGTTGGATAACAATGCTCTTTTGCTATTTGCGTTATTGTTTTATCTGAACTTGCCAGTGCGATTCTTACATGCTCGAAATGTTTTTCTCTGATTGCCTCGCTGATACTCTTGCCTGTGGTTCTGCGAAATATTCTATGCATATACGCAACTGAATATCCGCTCATATAGCACATCCGCTGAGCACTTAATTGTTGGTTCCATGCATTTTCATTAATGAACTCCAGCAGGTCTTTAACGAGTTCGCGGTGAAATTCAATGGTTTCTTTCTTTTGCATTTATTCCTTCTCCCTTTGCGTACAAAGCATAAGCAATAGGGGGCTGAAAACAGTGTCAATTTTATTCGGTAACTGTATCAACATAATTCGGATGTTAATTAAGATGACTTCTTGTATCTCATATTCATCTTCATGGTTAAGTTTTTCAGGTGTTGGTTGGAGTTATGTATGCGAGGCATGAGCCGAAACACCGGCACAGTGCTGTCCGGGACGGCGCATATCCGTCAGTCCGTGCAGGACATTCTTTCCACCCCTACCGGCACGCGGGTGATGCTGCCGGACTACGGCAGCGATTTACTCACCCTGGTTGATGCCCCCGACGACAGGCTGACGCAAATCCGGCTGGTGATGGCCACCGCCGTCGCGCTGGATAAATGGGAGCCGCGCATCACCGTGCAGTCGGTCTCCGCCAGCCGGACGGGGGCGGGGCGGCTCGCGGTTGACCTGACGGCCACCGATACCGAAACGCAGAAACTTATTCGCCTGGAGGGGCTGACGGTT